TGGACGGACAGCACAGGAGCGGAGATTCTATGTGCTCGTATTACGACAAAGACGGTTTAACTACGTTCCATAACTCCAATACAAACATACAATATGGATACGTGGATAATTCATAGGGTTGAAATCGTTCCCATAAAACAGATCCGCAAGGAACTGTCCGAATTTTTTGTATAGATAAATTTATGTTTTCAAACGCATCCAATTGTTGCGTAATCCACAGCGCATTCTCCGAATTCTCTTCCACGCCCGTAACAATCTTTTTTAATGTTTGAACAATATACAGAAAGACACGATTTGCCATAACATCCACGTGTGAGCAGTGTTCGCCCGCAGACGATTCCCAAGTCCAAATCTCTGAAATAGGTGGCTTCATAAAAGGTGATTTAGCATTTTTTGGTACAATTGCGAGTTTGGAACGCAATACACGTAAATTCATAACCTCCAATATAAATTTAAGACGCATAAATGTTTCTCCGCAGATTCGGAGACCGTGATGTTCTTGTGCGATATTCATACACTTATTTACATCGTTATTAAATTCTTTACAATATTCTGTGAGAATACGGTGACATAGATACTCTTTTGAAAAGAAGTGTGCTTGAAGTTCTCCACTTGTTTTCAAATCACAATCCCCATGCGGAAAATAGTAATTGGTTTCATTAAAGCGAAAGAAATCAAGAGGAAGAGCCATGTAGCACACTGTAATTACAGTAGTCTTTACTTCAATTTTTCATACCGCAGCACATCCGAAAAAATTGAAACATCCTTCGGCAGTTTCGAAACAACGCACAACTATGTCGTCAACTGATAAATCGGCTGCGTGCCGTATTTGCCGTCGTGTCAAAGGTAAGACAATTCTTCATTCTACCGGCGGATGTATATACGCATCCGCTATTCTTTGCCGCCGTTGCCATCATCGTGGACATTTTACATCGGATTGTGAGGAGTCCTGGTCGCATTGGGAACGACCCACAAGCTTGGAAGAACTGATTCCGGCTGATGTAAAACAACGCTTAAATATTACAACCCATACGAGTATTGATTTTCAGGCTCCACGGGGAGCAGAAGGAACGGAACAAGAACTTCATTCTATAAATGAAGTTGTGGTTCCGAAAAATTACGCTGAATTGCTGGAATTCTTAGAGAAGAATAACATTAAGGTGGAGACGGTGACGAAACCGCCACGAAGCAATTGTATTAAGGCGGTAAAAGCCTGGGGTGTGGAACGGGGATTTCGAGTAGTGCTACAAGGGGAGTAGTATAAATTATTTTATTTTTGAATTATAAATGAATATTTCATGGGTTCCCAAAAAATTAGTAAATGTAAATCGATACACTTAATAGATTGTATATCCATAAAGGAATATTCAATGAGATTATTCATATTAAAGACACAAGAAATAAGAAAGAATTTATTACGCACAAGCCGGCTCTTTTTATAGACGATAGTTTTATAGAACGTAGTAATACTGCTAGCGACAATATCTACACATTTGACGTTGATTCACATGAAATAATTCGTGATATAATTCGTATAAGTAATCGACAACATTGTATACAGTAATCCATCTCTACACTAAAGAGGGATAGCTCCCCCTTTTTATCAAAAACCATGAAATCCAATGTAATCATAAACATATCATAAACTTAAAATAATTTTCGGTTTATGATATATTTGTAGCTTAAACAATTTATCGAGCTATCCTATACAACCCCCCAATACCGCGGCCATGTAAACGCCACCCGCTGTGTATCCGCATCCATCACACGTAGTCCAGTTGGCAAACCACTCACATCTTCCCGTGGAGCCACCGACATCCAAAATCCCCATTCACCCATAAATGACGGAATCCCTACATGGTAGGGGAATCCACGCCCAAGACCCGCTTTTTCAGCCATATCCTGAACCCACGCCAGCCCCTCACGACGCTCATACGCATCACCGCCAGGACGAATAGGACCCACGTGCGACACAATCGCACCGCCCTCACGAAGTACACGACGCAACGTTTGCCAGAACAATGTTCCGTACAATGGATAGTCAACCAGATTCTCCACCATATACGTACCGAGTGTATCAACATCCGGATCCGGCAAATCCAGTACAATAACATCATAGACATCGGAACACGATCGTAGGAAATGTCGGATATCCGCACCTACATAGTTGAGCCGTGGATCGTTGTACACTGCATCATCTGCCCATCCAAGATGCCGACGGCAAAGTTCTACAAGTGGAATGTCTATATCTACCCAATCTACATGAGCAACCGACGACCATTTGAGAACTTCACGGGCGGTCGCACCTTCGCCACCGCCCACAATCAACACACGCAATCCCTGACCCATCGCATTCATAACGGGATGAATAAGATGTTCGTGATAGATGGCTTCATCCGATTCTGCAGATTGGATTTCTTTATCCAGAAACAGCACCTTGCCAAATTCTGGTGATACTGCAATCACTGTTTCTGAACAGAAGGTTTTGCCCGCCCATAGAGCATGATCAATGCGATACACAGAGGCTGTTTCTGCTGAACACGCCGTTTCCATATAACTGGAATTTTTAAGAGACTGGATTAACTCGGAATCGACAATAGCAGAGGACATAGTGTCTATACATTCGTTCTATACCACTTTACAGGAAGTCAATTTTTACAAGGAGGTATTAATAAACAAACAACCTATAGAGGACACGATGAGTTTTGTGTTTGATGTTGAGAAGCTCAAAGGTTCGGATAGCAAACTGATTGATTATTTTACGGAGAGTGAGCATGCGGTTCGTGGGCTTAAGATACGCCCGACCTATATAACATTTCATGATTTGCCTCAAAAGAACAATTATGCGAAATTTACGGTTGATCCAGAAGATGGCACGGTATCTGGTGAATTACTCCATCTTTCCTTTGAAGAGGAAAACGAAAACGCAAATAACGAAGTGTGGCATAATATTCATATGGGTGAATGGATAGACGAGTTTGATATTGTCGCAATACTTGAGCACTATGTAATTTGGGCAGAAAAGAATACTATAAAAACCAAGAATACCAACAAAAAAACACGTAAGAACAAAGCCAAGCGTAAATAATTAATTAGACGGGTCTAAGAAATGCTTACGGCAGAGGGGCATATATTTATCGTCGCCACCAACACACGGCACGCCGTCCGCAGCCGCCGCAACCGCATCCGAGCGTTTCGCATAAGTAAATATGGCCGCCGTTCCGTCCGCACACATCGTACAGAATGCGGTAAGTTTTGTAATGCGGTCGGCTAGAGGAACTAAGTCTAAGATTTGTCCAAACGGTCGGCGTTCCGCAGTGCCGTCCAGACCCACAACAACAGCGTGTTTTCTATCATGGTCTACAACTCGTTCTATAAATAGTTTCAAATCATCAAAGAATTGTGCCTCTTCCACAACCACGAGACGGGCGTCACGATATTCACCAGTTTCCAAGAGAGGTATAAGATGGGGAGCCGCAACCGCAGGAAGAGATTGTTGGTCGTGATTGACAATCATAGGAGTTGAGGAATATCGTGTGTCCATAGAATGTGTAATGACAAGAACAGACCAACCCAGAGCACGATGGCGGCGAACAATACTTTGTATTGCGGAAGACTTTCCCGCAAACATAGGACCCATTAGTAATTCTAAACTCATTTCCTACAGTCTAACATTAGGAAATGTGTCGTTTTCAATTTTTATACGTTCGTGGGTCTAAAGACAAGGTTTTTTTACCATAAAATTTGACGCAACGTTGGCGGCCTAAAACAACCGCACAGAAACAGAAGAGATGCCACTCTTGCCCCATTCCTCGGACACCGAGTCCATTGTGGGCATCCAATTTGGGGTCTTTAGCCCCGATGAAATTATTCGCCGCTCGGTATGCGAAATTACAAATCCGTCTACGGCTGACGGTAAACTCAACGGTCTCTTTGATCCCCGCATGGGTGTTTTAGAGAACGGCAAGATATGCCGCTCCTGTGGCCAGAACAATCATAACTGTCCTGGCCATTTTGGCCATTTTACGCTCGCCCGCCCCGTCTATTACACACAGTTCTTCAAGACGCTTATGAAAGTTCTTCGGTGTGTTTGTTTTAAATGCGGCAAACTTCTCATTGATAAACAACGCCACGCTCATCTGCTCAAACTAAAGGGCGAGGTGCGATGGAAGATGGTGTTAGAAGCAGCGGCGGGAACAACACGTTGTGGAGAAGATACGGAAGATGGTTGCGGTTCTCGGCAACCCACAAAATTCCGTGAGGAACCTGTACATAAGATTTACGCAGACTGGAAGAACCTCGCACTCCCGGAAGGTGTGGAAGCACCCGAAGGTGCTGTGTCTGTAGGCGAAAACCTTGTTGACCTATCCATGCCGCTAGAACCGGAATACGTACACCGTCTTCTTCGGCGTGTCACGGACGAGGATGTCGAGTTTATGGGATTCAGTCGTCATTGGTGCCGTCCTGATTGGCTCGTATGTACAGTTCTACCGATACCGCCACCGCAAGTGCGGCCTTCGGTGACGCAGGATAACAATCAGCGCGCAGAGGATGACTTGACGAGCAAACTTATTGATATCATCAAAGCCAACAATACACTCAAAAAGAAGATCGCAGAGGATCCGAAGAAGCGGGCAATTGACGAGTGGACGAACTTGCTCCAATATCACGTGGCGACCCTCGTCGACAACAATATTCCAGGCATTTCGCCGGCTGCTCAGCGTTCAGGCCGTGTTCTAAAGTCGCTTCAACAGCGTCTAGGTTCCAAGGAGGGTCGTATTCGCTCTAACTTACAAGGTAAGCGTGTAGAATACAGTGCTCGTTCTGTCATTACACCAGATCCAAATATTTCGGTGAAGGAACTTGGTATTCCGCAGAAGATTGCGATGAATCTGACCTTTCCTGAGAAGGTGACGTCGTTCAATATTCATAAGTTGTACAAGTTGATTCAGAATGGCCCTGATGTGTATCCAGGAGCCAAGACGATTCAGCGAAATGACGGGCGAACGATTTCGCTCAAACATTTGAATACGAAGAGTATTGAGTTGTTCGATGGTGATATTGTCAATCGGCATTTGATGGACGGAGACGTAGTGCTATTCAATCGGCAACCGTCGCTCCACAGAATGTCAATGATGGCACATATTGCGAAAATTCTGCCGTATAACACGTTCCGATTGAATGTATTTGTAACGGCACCATACAATGCGGATTTTAAAACGAAGTCGGCTTAAAGAATAAAATCTTTATTGTAATTAGAAACAATGACGACCCCGGGCAGCATTTATCAGGCAAAAAATAAAAAAACAGGCAAACTATATATTGGGCAGACGCAGGATACCAAAGAGCGTAATGGAGTTCCTTATCGGTACGGAATGATTGGGCGATGGTCAGATCACTTAAGTTCGGCATTTCGCGGTGCGAAAACGCCATTAGCGAAAGCGATACTTGAGCATGGTGCGGACGAATTTGACCTTACGATACTTGAAGACAATATTACTTCTGAACGGTTGGACGAACGTGAGGCTCATTGGATAGAGCAAACAAACTCCGTTGTACCATTCGGTTACAATGTAATGAAACATTCACGCTGTAAACATCGTAAGGCGACAACACTCGCTCAGCACTACCTCGCCGATACCATCAAGGTACGCATATCATCTGTGAACCGTAATGGTGCTCTGCGTCTAGTCCATGTTTATCTTGACAGACAGGATAATCCCAGCGTTCGTCTGGTATTCGGACAAGGCAAAACAGCCACATACGAGGAAGCCGTAGCAGAAGCAGAGGCATTCGCCGCAGTCTTTGCTGAACACGGTATTGATGTAGTTGAAGAAGTTGCTGACGACCCCCTACGAAAGTACCACGATAAGATTGAGCCTCTACGTATACTTTCTGTAGAATCAGTTCGTATTGCCGACTTTAATGAACTCATTGCCTTGTATGCGAAACACAGCGAAGGAGTCTTGCGTATTTGCTTTGGAGGAAAAAACATAAATAAAAAAAATGCCTATAAAACTGCCACAGAAGTCAAAAATCTAATTATAAAGATGCACCCAAGTGCTATTCAAAAAGACACATCGGAGTTCGCAACAGGCGGCTGCTCTTCAAGTTGATGCTAAACTTGTAGGGGAAAACAGTGTAATAGCATCCGTTTGGTATACCGTCGTCGGGTAAATCAGCGATAGAACCGTCTAGTATTTCTGGCGATGAAATGCAAGACCACCAAATTCAGGGAATACCCTAAAGCGAAAGACTACCAAGGTAGTGTTGAAAAACATTACTGGCTGCGGATAAAGTCCGTAAAGGTATGGTGACAACGTCTTTCGATTCGAGTTCGTAATACCGCAATTACGAGCAAGAAATGGGCAATCCTGACCCAAGCCTCTCTGGTATACATAACATGCCGTGAGGAAGGAGCAACGACTTGACGGTGGTCGGTCAAAGTCTGGATACCAGACTAGGCTTAAGATAAAGTCTACTCCGTGGTGAAAATCACGGTACTAATCCATTATGTTCGATGGAGACGAAATGAATCTTCATGCCCCCCAATCCGTAGAAGCGGCTACGGAGTTGCGGGAAATTGCGGCAGTGCCGCTACAAATTGTGAGTCCTCGTGAATCGGTACCCATCGTATCGGTTGTACAGGATACACTTGTGGGTGCGAATCGTTTTACACGCCCCAACGTCCTCTTTAGTCGCAAAGAGGCCTTTAATCTTCTTATTCATGCAAAGCGGTGGGAAGGCACGCTACCACCGCCGGTCGTAACAGAGCCACAACCGCTCTGGTCGGGTCAGCAGATTCTATCCGCTCTACTTCCGCCAGTGAGCCTCCAAATGGCAAACAACAGTTACAGCGACGAGGATAAGAAAAACCCTGCGTCGCAAAATATGGTCAAAATTCTCAACGGCCAAATTCTTCAAGGTATTCTAGACAAATCCGTGTTTTCCAAGCAACTTCTTCATATTATTTACAATGACTACGGCCACGAAATTACCGTAGACTTTCTGGACTCCCTACAAGCTCTTATCGCTACATTCTTGATGAATTCTGGTTTCTCGGTCGGCATTAGCGATCTTATTGCAGATGACGCAACGAATACGGAAATTAACGTCGCTCTTAAGAAACTTACGAAGGCAATTGAAGATCAGATTCTCCAACTTCATACGGGTCTGTTTGAGAATTCGTCGGGTCGCACGAATCAGGAGGAGTTCGAGGGCAAGATTATGAGTACGCTCAACGGTGCGGTTGGTGCAGCAGGTAAGATTGGTCTTAAATCGCTTGCCGATACGAACCGCATGACGAATATGATTAAGGCGGGTTCGAAGGGTTCCGATGTCAACGTATCGCAGATGGTGGCTACGCTAGGTCAGCAGGCGATTGAAGGTAAGCGTGTGCCCAACGGTTTCCAGCACCGCACGCTTCCGCATTTCAAGCGATTCGATGATTCCGCACAAGCGCGTGGCTTTATTGCGTCGTCGTATATCAAGGGTCTTCAGCCCGACGAATTCTTCTTCCACGCAATGTCAGGTCGTGAGGGTTTGATTGATACGGCCGTTAAAACGGCCGATACCGGTTATATGCAGCGGCAAATCCGTGTCGCTCTGGAGGATCTCATCACGCAGCATGATGGCTCCGTGCGTGATACAAACGGGAATCTTCTCCAGATTGCGTACGGTGAGGATGGCATTAATGCGACAAAACTCGAAAATCAACCTCTTCCACTCGCATCTCTCAGCGATGTGGATATCCGCACGCAGTTTGCGGCGGAGGGCGTGTCCACGGAGTCGGCCGAACAGTACATCAAAGCAATTATGAATGACCGTCGTATTGTGGTGGAGAAGGTGTTCCTCAACAAACCGCAGAAGAATGTACGGTATCCTGTTCACATTGAGCGTACGCTCTATTCGCTCAAAGCACAATTCGGCCTCGCTGACAATGCGGGTACCGTAACCGCAGCGGAAGTGCTCAACGCCCATCAGACAATTCTCAATCGCACACATGCGAACAATGATTTGTGGGGAGCTCTGGTACGTTATCATCTGTCACCGCTCCGTCTCAAGGCGCTTGGCTACACCACAGTCGCACTCGAAACGCTTGTTGAGCAGATTGTGTTGAAGCACTGGAAATCGTGGGTGGAGCCAGGGCAGCCTGTGGGCGTTATCGCTGCACAAAGTATTGGTGAGCCAGCTACACAGATGACGCTCAATACGTTCCACTTAGCAGGTGTAGCTGCGAAATCTAACATGACGAGAGGTGTGCCACGTTTGAAGGAGTTGCTCAAGGCGACTCGTAATCCCAAAGCGATTGAATTGACGATTCCTCTACGCCGTGACCTTCGTGATAAGAAGGAGGAAGCCCGTCGTGTATCACAGGAATTGGAGTTTACGCTACTGTCGGATATTGTCACGGTGGCTCGTATTTACTTTGATCCTCGTGATACGGCTACGCTCATCGCAGAAGATGTGGATTGGCTCGCATATTTGGCGGGTTACGAAGACGCAACCCAGACTCCGGCGGCCGTTGCGCAAACGGATCCGTTGACAGAGGATGGTGCGGCACCCGCACCAGGTGCTCCCGCAAAATCACCGTGGGTGCTCCGTGTAGAACTCGACCGTGAAAAGATGTTTACGAAGAATATTAATATGGATGATATCGCATTGATTCTACGCACGAAATTCGGCGAAGATATTACGACACTCTACACCGATTATAATTCATCACGACTTGTGTTCCGTATTCGTGTGAATCCGACGGTCACGCCAAGTGGCGGCCGTGCGATAGATGATCTTGCTACACTTAAGACGCTTCAGAACAAGATTCTGTCCGGCACAGCAGTCCGTGGCATTCCAGGCCTACGCTCGGTCAATTACCAGAAGATGACGGACTCTGTAGAATTCAAAGATGGTAAATATGCGGCGGTAGAGGAATATGTGCTCATTTCCGACGGCTCCAATTTCATTGATGTTCTGACGCATCCAGACGTTGACGCAACTCGTGTTGTTAGCAGTAACGTCCACGATATGTTTGAGAATTTGGGTATTGAGGCGACACGAGCAACGTTCTACAAAGAAATTACAACACTCTTTGCGGAATCCGGTTCGAGTGTGAACTATCGTCACGTGTGTATTCTGCTCGACAAGATTTGTAGTAAGGGTCGCACTATGAGTATTGACCGCTATGGTATTAACAAGAACGATATTGGTCCTCTTGCGAAGATGTCCTTTGAGCAGACAGAGGATATTGCGTTGCGTGCGGCCATCTTCGGCGAGCGTGATCCAGTGCTCGGCATTAGTGCGAAAGTTATGTTAGGAGCACCGATTAAAGCGGGAACCAGTTTCTCCGAGATTCTCTTTGACGAAATCGCAGCAATACAGCTCAGCGAAACAACTCCCGAACAGCGTACACCTATCGCATCAGGTCCTCAACGCTTTACAGGCGAGGAACTCGACGACTCTCTTTACAATACGGAGATTGAAGGCGATTGCTCTGCGACAAATCTTCGTATTCCAGTGTCTCTACCAGCGACCAACGCACTGGAGACCGTGGAGGAAATGGAGGATGTTGATATTGCTGTGTACGAGTAAAATCGTGTCTATAGTAGATGGAACTTGACTTTCATACATTTCCATCCGGAAAGAAGTATGCATACGCAGTCATAAACGGCCATCGCATTTTTTTACGAAATATTATATTTCTCACACGTGGTGAGCATATAGTATTAGTGCGTGAATGGGGAGCGAAATCCAATAAGCATGTATGGGAGCCTCCGAAGGGACAGATGGAATGGAGTGAATTTGCGTCCGCCGGTATTCGTCCAGGATCCAAACAATCTCAATCCGTCATGCTACGATGTATGAAAAAGGCCTTGATTCGCGAAATGGTCGAAGAAGCAAAAGTTCTGCCGAGCGAAACAGGATATATACGGTCTTTACCTATTCAGTATACACAAGCTTGGCCAGAATCCAATGTTCCGAACGCACATTTTCTATACCAGTTTTGGACAGCCGAACTTCCGTCTCTCAAACCTGCACAAGAACGAATGAACACACTTGTTAGAAATCCAGATTGGAAAAGAATACTTCCGTCGGATGTGACCGAAAAAGACGCCGTGGATTGGTGGACACCGGCCAACGGATGGGATATTATACGCAGTGGCTTCTCGAAAAAAATGATGAGGATGTACTTCGAGTTTCTATCCGCACGGTGATAACAGAATGGAGTATAAAGTACTCGCTATATGGGGCATGGGAGGTCCTCCGACCTTGCCCCTCATATTAAATACAAAGATGAAACAACCGAAGCCTGCGGTGGTGTCATCCTTGGAAAATCGTATTCTTCACCAAGCAAAAAGCGAAATCAATCTTTATTATGAAGAGGGCAGGTGGGATGATTATAAGAAGATTACAAATCCGTACGAGTATATCTTTCTATCCTGGAACCGCCGTTCCTCACGGTCGGTGGCGATCCGCCAACCGCTCTCGCGTTCCTACTTCAAGATGATTGAGCTATGGAAGGATATTGATATTACCAAGCAATTGCGTCCGCTTGTCGAGCGTGACGGAGGATTGCGAACCGCACATGCGGCAGAGGGACCCGGTGGATTTATCGAGGCGTGTACGGTAAGTACAGAGAAACTCAATTGGGAATTTCTACGTGCGGATGCGATTACACTTCGTTCGGAAGCCAAAAACGTACCTGGATGGCGGAAAGCATCACGATTTCTAACAATGTATCCTCAGGTTCAGATTCATGACGGCGAGGATGGAACGGGAAATATTCTACGTATTGAGAATCAGGTTGCGTTTGTCGCAACCGCAAGAGAGGCTCATGCGACGGGTGTACATCTATTTACGGCGGACGGTGGATTTGATTTCAGCAATGATTACAACGCTCAGGAAGATTCCATCTTTCCACTGCTTCTTGCAGAATGTATTCTGGGTCTACAAACACTTACGAAGGGCGGCATGATGATTATTAAATGCTTTGATACTACGGAACAACCGACGTTGGATCTGCTTTGGCTGCTGACCCGAGCCTTCTGCGAATGGGGAATTGTAAAACCACGTACATCACGAGCCGGTAACGCAGAACGTTACTTTATCGGAAAGGGATTTCTGGATGATAGTCGTGATATTCTGACGGTGCTACTTGCGTATCAGGAACGTGCTCAGTTCTCACAGCCTATTCTGGAAGTTGTTTCCTGCTTGTCGTGGCGACCGATTCTTGGACAAATCGCAAGTCTACAGGAACAAATAGATCATTTGGAGACGCATGCGATTCGTGAGACACTGGATCTAATTAAGTCTACAGAACCCGCCGTGATTCAGCGACTTGTGCGTGAGAATGTACAACGGTCGATTGAATGGTGTAGGGAGCATGGAGAAGATATTACAACGTGTTGGGTGGTTGAATTTGAGAAGAACGTTACGAAGGAAACCTCCGAATTGTTGAACATTCTAAATGTTCCAACAAATACATTAACGTATACAAGTTCCAACTTTCATAGTACATCGGTAGGCACATTATCATTTGCGGGATTCCGAACCGGACAGCTTATGTATACGCCGTCAGCGAATCCATTTATGCGTCTGAAAGGAGCGAAATAAGGTGACCGCCCTTATTTACTAGGGCTCTTGCCAGCGTTTTTGAGTTGCGGTTTCACAATACGATCAACGAGCACAGTACCAACAGCGACTGACGCATTATGTTGGGAAACCGTGCCTCGCTCCATACGTTCTAGCTGGTCAACCATCATCGCAAGAATATCGCGTGTATAATTACGTGTTAGAAGTAGATCAAAGATTTTGGGAAACTCTTTTTGATAATCAGCAAAACGGGAGCTAACCTGGGCGGGTGTTTCGGTCTGTAGGGCTTCTTCAATGTCCACAATCATTCGTTTTACACGAAGGGAACGGGGTTCATCAGCGGCCATCTTTCTTATCGGATACCTTTTCGAAGTTTTAGACTACCGCATAAATATTTTACCGACCCTAACTAAAGTCAGATGCTCGCCTTTAGCCGTAAACATAGAAACCGTCGCAATAATCGCAGTCGTCGCATCCGTGGTGGAGGTCTCAGCGATGTTCTTCCTACAACGACATGGGGCACGTGGGCAAATTATCCGGGTGCGTTAGCGTGGTCAGCGACCACAACGGCTCCGCCGCCGCTTGCAAACGGAGGTTTGTACACGGGAGCACAGTCTACAGGTGCGTGGGCATCGTCTCCTTTTCCAGCGACACAGTACGGTGAAGCCGTGGAAGCCGCACGTGTTGCACAGAACCCCGAGGTTTTCTTTCAGCAGCCGCCTGTTGCGAATATGGGCAATAATTTCTCGCCTTACGTCGCTCAACCATTATCGTCTCAGCACTACAGTGCGCAAATGCCTGCGATGAAGGGTGGTCGCCGCAGCAAGAGCAAGAAATTGTCAAATCGCAATAATCGCAATAATCGCAATAAAAGTCGTCGCACTAAGTAAGGATGAGTCAGGGATTCACAGTTGATTCTCGGTTACCTGTAAGTTCAACTCTGAGTGAAAATGATCCAACCCATCCCAAAAATGTTGTAAAGAATATGTTAGTATTACAAAATCAGACAACTGCGGATACAAAATATGATGTAAGTGTTCAGCGTATTGCGGACGGATTTACAACGCAGAGTCACGAACAAATACGGTTTATTGCGGCCGTAATCGCAGTTCTTGTAGGAATTGTGATTGCGATGAAAACGCCGTATATGATTCCGCGTATCCTGATTTTAGTGGTTGTTGTTTGGTGTATACATTACATCATAGGAAGAGTGGAGAATCGCACCGTGTAGAGATGATCTTTGTGAGCAACTTGGAATTTCATATCCTCGAGTCGTGATTGCTGAATATACGCACGATTACGAATTGCTAGAATACGTGGTTCAGGTTCTACAGTGAGTTTGAAGTCTACACTGAAGGACGCAAAATACGCCACAAGACGGGCTAGATCTTCTTGCGATACAATACTAATACTTATAGGCGGGCTATACCAGCGTTTAAGTATTTCAGTCATAATCATAAGCATAACTTCAAAAAACGCTGGAACATCGCCAGCGGTATCGATTTCCAGTTGAACCGAGTGCGGTTTTCCAGGTGGGGTTTCGAGCAGTTTGTTTACGAATGTAAGAATCTCCGAGGACATTGTCTGATGTTGAAGATATGTTCCGGTTTAGGCTCCCAATAAAAATTAGATAACCTAAGCATCCTCACTGACATACATATGCATTAAACACTGTAGTCATAACATTCAAAATCGCAATGCGTTTTGAATCTCCATCCGCAAGTGTATCTGACGCAAACGCCTCCTCGTCCAATAGAGTCTTCGGTGACGTTTCCCACATATTTATATCTACGCTGCTAAATGTCTGACCATCCCATCCAATATTCAATACAACGGTTGGAACAAGATCGTCGTTATTCGCACCATGTACTTCCTTTACTAAGATAATGTTACAGGTTCCATCCTCTCCTCGCACGGGTGTAGCGGAATGAATACACCGGATATCATGCTCAGCCATGTAAGCACGAACGTCATTCAATAGGTTATGATTGAGCAAAAGACTCTCTAAGTCTTCTTGTAAGGCTCCACCACGCTGCGAGAACCGCCGTGTCATTCTGCGTCGTCGTGTGCGATACTGGCGTCGGCGTGTGAATCGTACCATCCTATTTAACTACTGTGAAAAACATCCATTAAAACAACCCACATCATTATACCGCATACAGCAGTACCAACGCCCAGTGTTGCAACAACACGTGTATCACGACTGACTTCCACACCCGCAAGTTTTAAAAAGGGGTCTACAATTGTGTCTGTGTGTCCGGTAAGCCGTTGTTCCGCACGTGTAACAACACATCCGCCGAGTAACCACTGAGACGCAACAACTAGAACCGATAACCCCGCTAGACAAAACCGTAAGGGGTGTCGGCTTGGCAAATAGAAAAATGCGGCCACACATAGTGCGATAAAAATAGGATGGCACGCCATAAGAGCCTGGCCTTGAGCTATATCGCCACCGGGCAGCCAGAAGAACAATACACGAGCGAGTGCTACAAATATATCCACAAGTCCATTGCGGACATTCCGTAATACCGCTCGGGATTCCTCACTCATTTGTTCAAGGAGTAGGATTTTATGAATAGAAACAACCTCGTAACTATAAAACTAAAACAAAAACAAAAATATTTTTATTTTTTGTTTTAATTTGTAGACATTACTATATACACTCACATTACTCGTCCTCCTCGCTGCACACTAAGGTCTCTCCCGCCGCACCGTCTAACACGCTCATCATGTCGGCCTTATCCACAACGCTATCGCACACAAGCTTGGGGTGAATGGCGGCGGCGATCAACCGCTTCGTACCGTGCATGTTGGCGATGCGGCGGTCGATATTTTGCTCCGCACCGTCGGCTAGCAGAAAGTGTACAACAGACACAGTGGCCGACTGCCCCATACGGTACGCACGAGCGATGGCCTGGTCGACCACCGCCGGATTCCAGTGCGACGACAAGAAGCAGACGCGCGAGCAGTGCTGTAGATTGAGTCCCGCACCGCCTGCTACGATCTGGACGACAATAGCGACAGGCGTGCCGGCGGCGGCGGCCGTTTTACTCTCCTCGACCGCCGCTGTCCGCCCAGCGTCCGTCATGCCGCCACGGATAGTCCAAACAGTATATCCCGCACGGCGGAGATCCGTTTCGGCTAGGTCTAACTCCCCACGGAAATTGCCGAACACAATCGTCGGCTCCTTCGCCGCCGTGCCGATGAACTCTCGGAATGCGGCGGCCTTCGATGCGGTGCCCGTCCAGTCGCTGCGGCTGTAGTCATCTTTGTATTTTTTCCGCATTGCATCAGTGTAGATCGCAGGATGAGCGATGAACTGGCGGATACGAAGGTAGAGCTCGAGCACGATTGTTCCCCGTGCGCGGGAGTCGATCGCATGATTCATTCGTCCCACCAGAGCGTCAAACACACGCCGCTCCTCCGAGTCGACTGGCATCACGACAGGATAGATTTTATGCGTCGGCCGCTCCTCAGGAAATCCGACAACAATATCTCGCACGTCGCCTACGACTCGCCGCATGATAATCTCGGCTGCCACCTCAGCACGTGGCGTGCGGATGTACACGTCCATATCCATGCCGAGAAACCGCATCAAATGGCTAAATTCCGCAGCGTTGTTCTGAATCGGCGTACCAGATAGAATCCACCGCCGTGTAGCGGTGATGCTGGCTATCTCACGAAACCGCTTCGTTTTGTGGCCATTGCGGAGCATATGGCCTTCGTCGCAGATCACACGGTCAAACCGCTCAGCGTTGAGCGTCGCTGCGTTGCGGAGTGCGCGCTCGTACGTCGCTAGGACGATCTCGCATGTCCGCGAGCCCACCACATTCTGAAACACATTACGTGATTTTAGGATACGGTGCGGCACGTCAGACTTCGTCAGAGCCTCTGTCCACTGCGGCTGGAGTACCGGCGGGACAATAAGTAGTGTCTTGCTCGGCACGGCGTCGTTCACGAGCAGACCGATTGTCATATAAGTTTTGCCGAGACCCATCTCGTCGGCTAGGATGCCGCCACGGACGAACTTCGCATCGGCGGTTTCACGTGCGGTCATCCACGTGATCGCCTCGGCCTGGTAGGGGTGGTAGGAAAATCCGGCAAAAGGAATGGCGAGCATTCGGAAGGAAAGGAAAGATGATGAAAGATGTTTAAAAAGGAACCACGTCCCCATAGCCATTTCTAACTGCCTATCAATTTTTTCCGAATCCTAGTCCTAAGCAATGGTATGAAGCAAGCATACTGTAGACTGAAAGACAAACCGCTTCTCAGCGTAATCTAGCCAACGGTTGTTGAAGTACGTATTCTTACAGCAAACTGGCTGTGACATATCAATCAACTCATCGTCGCCAGACACGCTAAGGTCGTTGTTCCAATATATATCGCTATTGAGTATATACGACACTGTTTCCCCTATAATCATAGTGTCGGGCGTTTCGAACCATGTGATACTGTCTTCAACGTTATCTTCATGTTCGTCGACATACTCAACTAGAATTGTCTGCTCACTTGGACGCCAGTAAGTACAAATATAGCGACTTGTGTTCTGAATCGCAATCTGGGCGACCTGTTCCGTATTTGCCATAATGTTATCAGAAGGAACAGGAATAGTAGCACAACGCATCATCTGTAAGAAGTAAAGATAAGAATCCACCTCTGCTATACAGCCTAAAATAAGCTTCAATTTTTCACAATGTATATATTTCCATCAATATGAGTGAAATAAATACAGCTTTTCCCGCGCCGGGAATTGAACCCGGTTCTCAACCGTGAGAGGGTTGTATCCTAACCATTTAGACTACGCGGAAGTAATGGAGATGACTCCCCAATTATAGACGAATATATTATTCTTTAGACCGTGAATAAAAAATTGAAATCAAACTAAGTCCACGAATGCGTCCAGTAAATGGCTACACTTCATACATATTCTGATGGTTCTATTCTGCGACGGATGACTGCTCGTGAGTTAATACGTATTCCAACATGGAAAGGAAACCGAATTATGGATATTGAACATGCGAATGTAATCAAACAAGCGATTCGGGGAAATATTCAGTCATTGGATAGTGGATATCGCATTGTGAAATATTATGAACAGGATGCTGCTGGACGACCGCTTCTTCAATCCTATATTATTGACGGTCAGCACCGTGCACACGTGCTGCGAGAGTATTACGATACATCGCTTTGTGAACCGGATTTTGAATTGACGGTCACCGAAAAACAGGTTTCGTCAGAATCGGAAGCGATTGTGTATTTCAATGCGTTAAATAACGTCAAACCTCAGTGTTGGAAGACCGATAAGAATCTACTCGCAAATCAATACATTGCGGAATTGGAGACACAATTTAATAAAAAGAAACGCCAACAACTTATTCGTCCATCCAATACACACCGTCCCTATTTATCATCGGATCGCCTGCGCGAATCTCTTCTGTATTATTCGGATATGCTAACCGACGAAGGAGCAAAATCGTTTGCAACTCGTGCTGTGAATATTAACCGAGATTTGGTGGAAAATACAAGCCTAGCAATAGCTATTAATCCAGAACAGAAGGAGGTCAATATTCTGACCAAAGCCATTGACGCAAGTTTTATGTTAGGAGTAGTGAATCCTATGAAATGGATACCGCTCGCCGCAAAAGTATAAGCTTCTTCAAAAAAATTGAATACTTCAGTAAGATACCATCTTATTTTTTTAAAAGATGGGCAACAAATGGTCATTTTACACAAAGAAAGAAAGTATAAAACTAGCTGAGCCACCAGTATGTATTTTAGATGATTCCGCAATTCATCTTATTGGACTTTCAACCTTTCCTGAATTTATTAATATTAACAAATTAAACTTTGAAGTTCGGATCAACAACAATACTCTTTAGTTTTTCTCGCAATGGAGCACGATCATCAGGTAATACATTTTCAATCCACGGTCGATTTCCTTTTGTAAACAAACCCTTTTTGACCATATCGAGTGCCATCTCTTCGCTTAACGGATTTACATGTAATTTATCAAATCCTAATTCGTAGGGAGTTTCATAGGGATTATGAATAGCAAGTTCATCCTTTGTAAGAGTTTCAAACAGTTTAGTATATTCAGCATTCGCAATATCCATTTGTCTACCAATTGTATCCATCGCATTCATGTTTGTAGTGACCAAACAACCCATCAGTATAAAAATACCACCATGAATACCAGTGCGTGTGTACACCGTTTGAATAATGTCCTTCAACATATAATCTGGATCATCCTTCTTTTCAGTTTGGCTTATTATGCTGTATGTATTAATAAACATATTTGGATCAACATCATCCGGTAGTTTTGTAATATCGTACACTCCATTGATGTTCTCATTGGGTGGTAGAAAGACACCCTTGTTCGAATCGCGATCGGGTTCTTTAAACCCATACGCAATATTGGGATAGGTTGACGAGGCTCCTGCACGCCGAATACCACCAAATATACCTGATTTTGATTTCAGAGTAGGACGAACAACAACATTGTCCGCAGAATGGACATGAAGATATTTACGCATTTCTTCTTTGATAGAATTTATACGATATGTTGTATAACGGCTGGAGCACATAAATTCGCCGGTCTGCGTAAGTGATAACAAAAAAGTATGGTCGGGTATAACAAAATCCTGAGGAATACCTGTTTTCTTGAAATAGTTTGTACTACGAGGTATTGAGTGAGCGTGAAGAATATAAATAGGAAGAGTTTTAAGATAGTCTATAAATGCCAATGCTTTTGGAATATTTGTTTTGGAAATAACCGGCATTGTATAGTTCGTGAGCAAACGGCGACGCTTTGTGCTATTATTTTTTTTGCGATTTACCTTCATTGTAGAAGCATTCTTTCCAGACATTTCCTTACAGTCCGTCTTTATTTTCTTCAAATACATGGGGTACGTGTCGGCGTGTATATTTGAGCAATCCCTTATCCCGCTTGGATCCGTTGTAATATGCGATATAACTACGGATAGAATCACCAATACGAAATTCATCAGGCATTGCTGTAGGTGGATCACGCCAATCACGAAGGAGAAGAGCAGGCGGCGGATTGGCCTTAAGCCAAACGAGATGTTCGTTACACGCATGAATCGCCTTGGGCGAAAAGCGAAACATATGTTCACGGACAAGTTCGAAAGCAAGTTCAAGAAGCCAATAATAATGAGCTAGATTTTCACGCACCCATTTCGCAGAAGGATGATTTTTTGCGTGCGATTTATAGCCACGATTGCCGGACGACGCACAAATAGGAGCGTTCGCAAGAATATGCTCACGTCCGCCGTTCTCGTGATTCGCTGTATACAGCATTTGTGTATATTCAAGAATCATTTTTACGACGTGTTTATCACAGTGCCAGCGAGCACAGCGACGAATTTTGCGACTAAGAAAGAAGATATTCATACCGAGGTACGCATCATTCTAGGGATGCGAGCACGTTTCAATTTTTCTTTTCCCCACCCATCTAAAATAACGTACCTATAGCACCACAATGGAAAAACGTTTTAATCTAGTGTCCTTTCTATCGGAGGGACAGCCTCACGATGAGGGTCTTAATCTATCCGAAAATAGAGACCTTCTTGAAACCGCTGCGAAACCGCATTTTGATACTATCGAACTATACACGCCACGAAAACTCAAAGACATGGGACTCGGAAATTATGTTCGAGATTACAAAATAACAGGACTTGTCACAAATAATCCTGGTATGACCCGCATTGGAAACTGTGCTTGGAAGCCGAAAATTATTGCGATGGAATTGGAGAAACTTACGAATGGCGATATTCTAATTTACCGAGACAGCAATATTGTAAGATACGGTGACAAATTGGGAGACTATAAGAATATTCGCAACTGTGCAGAAGATTTTCTAAGATTATGTAATTTTGATTTTTTCGCTCATAGAGAAACAGAATTTTGTTCGCTTAAAAATTTTACAAAGACCAATGTATTGCGTGAGTTGGGAGAGAATTCACTGTTTGTTTACCAATATCCAGGTGTATGTGCGAATATAATCGTCATTCGTAAATCAGCAGTATCCGTTCAATTCGTGAAAGAATGGTTAGAGGCTTGCGAAGTAGAACGGTGGATTGATCCGAATCATTATGGAGGATATCTTTTAAATTTCATTAACCAGTGTCCTGAACAGTCTATTTTAGGAGTTATTGTCGCAAATTGGATTCGGAAACGAATACACAATATACCTCTGAACTATCCAGTTATAGGATTTGAGGATAGAAATATACAACGCATTATACGGTTTCAAAATTACGCATATCTTACACTTATAGATGAGACACGCTGTTTGGTTATGACAGGAGAATGGATAGGTCGACCGGATACCATTCATATGATCCAACAGTTGGACACTGGAGAAAAAGTCTATATGATACAAGAAAATAACTATGTGAAAATGGTTTCCGAATCCGGAGTCGCAAAGTGTTTTATTGGTCATATCCTTCAGTTTCAAGCTGCCGAATGGAGTAAATACACAAATGTAGGAAGTAGATATCATCTTGCTGTGCTTTGAAAAATTGAAACATCCTACAAGGATGAAAGGCTCCTAACAGGTTTCTTTCTTTCTCTTTTCTTTCCTAACAATGTCCACAATTGTTCCTATCCGTGTTCGTGCTATTCTTTCTTCCATGGATTCGGCGGCTCGTGCGAGTCTTAAGAAGTTGCTTCCTAAGAAACTCGTGATGCCGACTGCTGAGACGGCGAAATATCCTGCCGCCATTCTGTCCATCTTTCCCAAAGAGGAGTCCTATTCGCTCCTCGGTTTTGTCGCAGAGGAACTTCTGCGTTTCCCCGTAGACGTAATTCACATCGACACTCTCCATGCGGCGATTACGAAATACTATCCAGCGTACAATGATACGGCTCGTGCGAAGGTGACGAAGTCCAAGACAACGCAGCCCTTTCTGGATACGGTGATTGCGACCCGCCGAGGCCTAGATGCGGTCGTCAAGGGAACACTC